ACGTTTTTGCCTAAATTATATCATAGAAAAACGAAGTTAGAAATATGAGGAATTGTATATTGGTTATTTTTAATTATAATTTAATCATACACTAAGCTTAATCTAATCATTCAAGTCTATACTTACGAAGAATATATAAGAAACTATCTTTTACGGAGAATTTATATGATAATATCAATTAATAGAGATAGCATTTGCATGGGGGATGATGCGATAGACCATCGCAAGGAAATCGAACTAGCGGATAATGCAACAGGTCGTGATCTGCTAAATAAACTATTGAAAATGAACTATCTGCCTGACCTTACTGATGGAATATGGTACACCTGGAGTCTAAAAACTCCCTGCATCATCGCTTGGTCATGTAAAAAGAAGAAAGTTATTGCCGAGGTAAAGGACTTAACATTACTACAGGTGGGAGATGGCAAAACATTTTTTGATTTTCAGCATCTGTCAACGCGTGATATAGATATGATTATTAATAGTATAAAGAAGACGCCAGGAATTTGGTACGATAAACATACAATAATGGAGAGGAAGGATGGACAATGAGTAAGAAAATGCTAATTGCGGGCATTATGGCTGGCGTTATGACACTGGGAGCCGTTCCAACATTTGCGGCAACACATACGGAAAAGTCAAGCATTGAGCAGCAAGCAAATCAGGAAACAGATACAAAACATAAAGGCCAGCCACCACAGATGAAAAATGGTGAGCAGCCGCCTGAACCTCCCAAAGATAAGAACGGCAATCCGCTTCCCCCTCCTGATGGGAAGAATGCGCAGAATGCAAATCACGATGGTCAGACACCGCCTGAACCACCAAAAGATAAAGATGGAAATCCATTGCCTCCTCCCGATGGAGTACAGCACGGACAAAAAGACAATAAATAACATTTAAGAATTCCCCGCCTTGCATTTAGGGCGGGGAATTTTTTGTGGTTGACTTAGTAGGCAAATATAATTTATTAAAAATTGAATTTTCTATTTATGCACATGATTGTAAATATGTAACATAAAAATTAAAAGTTTCTTAAAATATATTGACTTTGATAATAAATATGATATTATAATAAATGTGGACAGAATAAGATATAATAATACCTAATGCGCTTTTTACGCGCATATATATTATAATTTTTATGGGATTGGTTTCATTAAAATCTTATATAATCAACCGAATATCGTAAAAAATACTTGGTGTGCTGTTCATTTGATGAAGAAGCCGGAGTAGACAATTGACACTTAGTGTGTCGAAGTCTTCTCCGGCTTTTTTTCATAAACAAACATAATATCATGCCTGAGTTGCAATAGGGCAAAGGATATTCTCATATAGCAAATCAATTTTAATTGTATAAAATTGATTTGCTGTTTCGGAGTACCCTCTCCTTATTGCGCCCGTTTTACTAGAGTACATCTTGGTCTGTGGACTTCGAAAGGTTCACAGGCCTTTTTCTGTGTCCTTTGCCCAGCTCGGGGGAAAGGACACAATCATGAAAATCAAAATGTACTACGAGGACAAATTCCATCCTACGGTCTTGGAGGTTCCAGACGAGGAGTGTTCTGTGATGGTGGAAACAGACTACCAGCAAAGGCTTGAGGCAGCTGAAGACAAGTCGCTTATAGAGAGAAGGTCAGTTCAGGAAATAATGGATGAGGATTTCAGTAAGCCAACCTTCAATCGGAATCATACAGAGACGCGCCGTCATGTTTTGCTATCTGCCTATGATCCTAAGGGCCAATCTGTAGAGGGCGTGTCGGATATTCAGTCTGATTTGCTGGCTAAAGATGATTATGCAGATTTATACCAAGCCATACAAAAGCTACGTCCAAAGCAGAAAGAACTTCTGCGTAAGGTGTTCTGGGAGAACATCAGGCAGACAGATATTGCCAAGGAAGAGGGCGTGGGAAAGTCTGCCATCAGCCAAAGACTGACGACCATTTGTAATCGGTTGAGAAAATTTTTGTCTTAAAAAAATTTTTTTAGGAAAAACCTAAACTTTGCCTGTTTTGGTGGGCTACCTATGAAGGGGCAAACAATAACAACCCTTCGGAAAGGAAATATGCGATGAAGCATACACTAAACATCAAGGTATCCAAGGGAAAGTCCAACGGTGGCATAATGACCTGCCGTCAGCTGACCATGAGGGAGCGTTTGCTGCGTTTTCTCATGGGAAGTCCGGTAAAACTCACGGTTATTGTGCCGGGAGATTCCGTGGATGAGGTAGCCATCTTTGAGAATGGAAGGGGGAAATCCTATGCCAGCAAGACCACTGTATGAACTTACTACAGGCTTCAACAACATCTTTGACCTCGCTTTGGATGATTCCATGGATTTGGAACAGCTGGAGGAGGGGCTGCAGTCTATTGAATGTGAGGTTGAGGAAAAATGCGCTAATGGCATCGCCCTCATAAAATCACTGGAACAGTATGCGGCTGCTTACAAGCAGGAGAAACAGCGGTTTGAAAAACAGCAGGCCGTTCTTGAGGCACGGATTAAACGCATCAAAGAATGGTATCGCCTGAATCTGGATGCCATGGGCAAGACCAAGGTGCCGACCAAATATGGCGTGATGAGTGTTCAGAACAATGGCGGCAAGGCACCGCTTAAGGTAGACAATGAGGACTTGATTCCACCGGAATATTTGACCATTGTGCCTGCGCATACAGAAGTAAACAACGAGGCACTGTATGCAGCATTGAAAGATGGCGTGATTGTGCCGGGAGCGCATTTAGAGGCAAGAGGTCGGAGTCTTCGTATTCGATAGGAGGTTTGTTCATGCTCAATATTACCAAGGGAAAAATCAACCGCGCCCAAAAGGTGGTTATTTACGGTTCAGAGGGGATTGGCAAATCCAGCCTTGCCGCCAATTTCCCCAACCCATTGTTTATCGATACCGAGGGTGGTACAGCACAAATGGATGTTCGCCGTATAGACAAGCCCCAAAGCTGGGAAGAACTACTGGCGATTGTGCAGGAAGTGGCGGTAACGCCGGATGTATGCAAGTCCTTGATTCTGGACACTGCCGATTGGGCAGAACAGCTTATCGTAACTTTTCTTTGTGCCAAGTACAAGCAAAATTCCATTGAGTCTTTCGGCTATGGCAAGGGCTACACCTATCTGGCGGAAGAATTTACCAAGTTGCTGAATGCTTTTGACCGGGTGATTACTGCAGATATTCATGTGGTGATTACAGCCCATGCCAAGATGCGCAAGTTTGAACAGCCCGATGAGATGGGAGCCTATGACCGCTGGGAGATGAAACTCTCTAAGCAGGTTGCTCCGCTCCTCAAAGAATGGTGCGATTTACTGCTGTTCTGCAACTATCAGACCTTCGTGGTGACTTCGGAGAATAACACGCAGAAAGCCCAGGGGGGCAAGCGGGTGATGTACACCAGCCATCATCCTGCATGGGATGCCAAGAACCGTGTGCATCTGCCGGAGGTGCTGGAACTGGACTATAAGCATATTGCCCATATCTTTGCCGAGCAACCAGGCACTAAGTCTGCGGCAGAGACCAAAGCAGAACCTACTGCCGCCGAAGCATTGCGGGAGATTTTGGAAAAGGCTGGTGTCTCGGAGAAGGAAATTCAGCAGGTGGTAGCGGCCAGAGGAAAATACCCGGTTACCACAACCATTGATGAGTATCCGGATGAATTCATCTTTGGCTATGTCATTAAATACTGGAATCAGATTATGAAACTAATTGAACAGAGCCGGAAGGCACAGTGATAAGGGGGACAAGTATATGGCAGATAACAATAGCAACAATGTGGCAATGGACTGGAACGACACCATCGAGAATGATGGGCAGGAATTCATTATCCTGCCGGAAGGTGACTATAACTTCGTGGTTTCCAATTTTGAGCGGGGGAGGTTTCCAGGCAGTGCCAAGATGCAGGCCAGCAATAAGGCTACACTGACCTTGCAGGTGGAAACCGAAGAAGGCGTGGCCAGCATCCGCACTGACCTTATTTTGAACCGTATGCTGGAGTGGCGCATTTCGGCATTCTTCCGTGCCATTGGCAGGAAAAAGCAGGGTGAGAAACTGGCGATGAACTGGGACAACCTTATCGGTGCCAGAGGACGCGCCCACTTCAAACCACGTAAATATACAGACCGGGATGGCAACGAAAAGCAGGCCAATGATGTGGACAGATTCTACGACTATGACGAGAAAAACTTCCCCAAGACGGATTCTGCCTTTGGTGAAACGATTCCCATGAGTAATGGGCAGATTCCGTTTTAAGGAGGCGGCAGCAGATTGTTTGAGCTTAGGCCATATCAAGCCGAAGCAAAACAGGCTGTCCTGACTGAGTGGAGCGAGGGGCATCGCAAGACGCTCCTCGTCATTCCAACAGCTGGGGGCAAGACCTGTATATTTTCGGCAATTGTAGAACATCAGGTAAATTTAGGCCACCGGGTGCTTATCATGGCGCATCGTGGGGAATTATTAACCCAGGCGGCAGATAAGCTGAAGATGGTCACGGGATTGGATTCCGTTTTTGAACAGGGCAGCAGTCACAGCATAGACAGTTTCCTGCCTGTGACAGTAGGTTCGGTGCAATCCTTATCCCAAGAGAAAAGGCTGGCAGGCTTTCCGCATGATTACTTTCAGGACATTATCGTAGACGAGGCACATCACTGTTTGTCGGACAGTTACCAGCGTGTGCTGGAGCATTTTCCGCAGGCCAATATTCTCGGTGTAACGGCAACCCCGGACAGGGGAGATAAGCAGACCTTGGGGCAGTTCTTCGATTCGCAGGCCTATGAATATTCCATGAGCAAGGCCATAAGGGAGGGTTACCTGTCTCCCATAAAAGCCAGAATGATTCCCTTGAAGGTAGACATCAGCAAGGCAGGTGTTACCGGAGGTGATTACAACACTGCCGATATTGGCTGTGCTTTGGAGCCATATCTCATGCAGATTGCCAAGGTAATGGCACAGTATTGTACTGGCAGAAAAACGGTGGTTTTTTTGCCACTGATAGCGACGTCACAGAAATTTTGCCAAATGCTAAATGACAATGGACTGAAAGCCGCAGAGGTTAACGGCAACAGCGAAAATCGAGCTGAAATTCTTACAGATTTCGAGAATGGCCAATACGATGTGCTGTGTAATTCTATGCTGTTGACTGAGGGCTGGGATTGTCCGGCAGTAGATTGTGTGGTGGTATTGCGCCCTACAAAAGTGCGGAGCCTTTACCAGCAGATGGTGGGGCGGGGAATGCGATTATTCCCTGGTAAGACCGAACTTTTATTACTGGATTTCCTTTGGCTGACAGAACGGCACGACCTGTGCAAGCCATCTTCTTTGATTGCCAGGGATGAGAAAATTGCTGAGGTCATGGATGCACAGATGGCAGAATCGCCAGAGGAGTTCGACCTTATTGAAGCTGAAGAGGCGGCTGAGCAGGATGTGCTAAAGGAACGGGAACAGGCACTGGCTAGGGAGCTTGCCGAGATGCGGTGCAAAAAGAAAAAGCTGGTAGACCCTATACAATATGCCCTTTCCATTGCGGCAGAGGACTTGGCCGGTTATGAGCCCACCTTCCCTTGGGAGATGGGGCCGCCATCGGAAAAGCAGTTGGCGTTTTTGGAAAGGCGTGGCATATTTCCAAATGCGGTGGAAAATGCCGGGCTGGCATCTTTGCTCATTGACCGGTTAAAACGCCGTCAGGATGAAGGGCTGGCAACACCTAAGCAGATACGCTGTTTGGAACGCTTCGGCTTCCGGCAGGTAGGCACATGGCAGTTTGCCGATGCCAATCGCCTGATTTCAAGATTAGCAGTGAATCGCTGGTGCATCCCAAGAGGGATAAATCCGGCACTCTATGTACCAGGAAAGGTTGTGTGATTGATGGATAACAATATTTTAGCTGCACTGGGCAGTCTCGATGTATCTACGTTGGACAGAGCAGAATGGATACAGGTAGGCATGGCGCTTAAGGAGGAGGGATATCCCTGCTCGATTTGGGACGATTGGAGTCGTAACGACAAGCGGTATCATCCCGGAGAATGTGAAAAGAAATGGGCAGGGTTCAATGGAACAGCAACGCCCGTTAAAGGCGGCACCATTGTACAGATGGCCAAAGACCGTGGCTGGACACCTTGTGCGGATGGCCCGATGGCATGGGATGACACCATTGAGTATGACGGTAATGATGGCTTTTACGGATTTACACCGCCGGATGCATGGAATCCTGTAGATGATTTGATTACCTATCTGGAACTGCTTTTTGATAAGAATGACCGAGTGGGTTATGTCACAGGAGATGTCTGGCAGGACAGCGAAGGCCGGTGGCTCCCCAGCAAAGGTGTCTATGACCGCACGGCCGGCGAGCTTATTGCATCGCTAAAAAAACATCCCGATGATATCGGGGCAACCGTGGGTGACTGGAAATCCGAGGTCGGTGGCTGGATTCGTTTCAATCCGCTGGATGGTGAGGGCGTAAAAAACGAGAATGTTACAGGCTTCAAGTTTGCCTTGGTGGAGTCGGATACCTTGCCCATAGCCGAGCAGGATGCCATCTTCCGCAAGCTGGAACTGCCCATTGCCGCCTTGGTGCACAGCGGTGGCAAAAGTCTCCATGCCATTGTGCGCGTAGATGCTGCAGACTATGAGGAATACCGCAAACGGGTGGAATTTCTCTATGATTTTCTCGAAAAACAGGGTGTGGCCATAGACAAGCAGAATCGCAATCCTTCGCGGCTTTCCAGAATGCCGGGGCTTACGAGAAATGGCAACCGCCAGTACCTGGTTGCCACCAATATCGGCAGGAAATCATGGACAGACTGGATGGACTTTGTGGAGGGCGTGAACGATGAGATGCCGGATATGGAGACTTTG